GTCGTCGCGGCGATGTTGTCGCGCAGGCGGGCTTCATGTGCGCCCAGATTGCGGACGTCGACGCCAGCCGAGCTGAGGCCAGATTGCATGCGCCTCAGCTCGGCGCTGTGTTGCTCGCTCGTGCGCACCAGCTTGCGCTCCGCCGCCTCGGCTGCGGCGAGCGCGTTCGTCATGCGTTTGGTCGGGGTGTCGGTGCGGGCGAGGTCCTCGCGCAGCGCACGGATCCGGCGCCGTGTGTCGTCGACCTGCCCAAAGATCTCCGCACCCTTGGCCTGGCCGATCCGGAATTCCCCGATCGCGCGCGCCTGGGCGCTCAGATCCTTCAGGCTGTTCCGCGTGACCTTCAGCGCGGCCGCTGCCTTGGCTGAACCCCCAATGATATCGCGCAGCGGCCTGGTGACCTTGTCGCTGGCCTCGAGCAGCATGCGGATACGGAGGTTGCGGTCCATGGCGTCAGCTTTCCGGGTTGTGGCGCTCGGCCGCGCGCGTGCGCCAGCGCATCAGCTCGGCGATGGTCATCTCGTCCATGGCGGCGGGGGGCCAGTGGAAGACGATCGCCAGATCCGCCATCGCGTCGTCGACTAGCTCCGGGAGTCCTGCTCCTTCGCCGCCCTCGGCAGCAAAAAATCCTGCACTTCCATGCCGAACTGCGTCAGGTCGGCGGGATCGAGATTGTTAACCTCGGCATCCGTCAGTGGCGGCATGGTGATGCGCGGCAGCAGCTTGGCGGTCGCGGCGACATTCATCTGCACCAGGTCGGCGATATTGAGCCCGCGCAGCTCGCCCGAGCGCGGCCGGCGCACCTTGACGCTGTCGATAGTCACCTCGCCGCGGGTGAAGGGAAAGTCGAGTTTGACGGTCGTGTGTTCGGGATTGGTGTCGCTCATGCGAAATTCCTTGAAGCTGGCGGTGGGGAATTATCCGCGCCGGTCGCGCCGGCGCGGATGGGTCAGAGGATGATGGCGCGCATGTCGGCGAGGCGATCGATGCCCCCGACGATGTGGATCATGTTGAGGACGTCGATCTCGATCAGCACCTCGCCGTTCCACTCGAGGCGGTAATAGACGAGCGCCATCTTGACCTTGAAGTCGCCGCCTTCGCCGACCTTCTGCTCGCCCATGTCGATCTCTTCATGGCGACCGCGCACGGTGACCTCGACCGCGTCGGACGTACCGGACGAATCGTTTTGATACTGGCCGGCAAAGCGCAGGAAGAGACCGCCGATGGTGGGCGCCGCGCTCTGCAGCAGCACGTCGCGCAGCGGACCGCCGGCGCTGAATTCCATCTCCATGGCCTCGGCGCCCATGTCGAGCTTGACGGTGCCGTCCATGCCTCCGCCCCGATATTCCTCGAGCTTGCGGGTCAGCTTGGGGAGCGTGACCGAGGGCACTTCGCCGATATAGCTTCGGCCTTGGTTGAACAGGTTCATGTTCTTCAGTTTGCGGGGCAGTGCCATGATCGGCTCCTAGCTTTCTGGTCGGGAAGGTTCGCAGCGATCAGGCGACAGAGAAGTCGGCGAGATAGCTGTCGGTGATGCGCTGGGTGAGCAGCAGGTTCTCGAGCGGCGGGACCGGCGTGTAATCGTAATCGATCACGACCTTGCCCGTCTTGAGCGTCGCGGCGGTGTTCTTGTCCGCATCAAACCAGGCGCTGCCGCCAAGGATCTGGCCGGCGCTCTTCATGTCGCGCAGCGTGCCGTTGATCGTCTCGACGATGTCTTTGACGAGGCTCGGGCGCAGCGGTTTGTCGATCGCCCACATCATGCCCCCCGCGATCGTATCCATGAGGACCTGCGCGGTGCGCGTCGCGGACTCGAACGTGAAGGGCGAGGTCGGGTCAGCGGTCGTGCGCGATCCCCAGAAGCGAAAGCCCCCGCCGCCGCGGATCAGCGCGGTAACCTGTTTGGCGTTCAGCAGGTTCGCCTCGCATGCGGGATCCTGCACGTCGAACTGGATATCCTTGGTGAGCCCGAGCACGCCGACGACGGGCACGTTGGACAGCGTTTTGTGCCAGCCTTCGTCGCGGTCGATCCGCGCGCGCATGCCGAGCGCACGGGCGACCGCAAAGCTGGTGGCGTTGGCGCCGACGAGTGTGTCGAAGGCCACGAAGTCGGGGCAGATGAGCATCAGCTCGCGCGCTTCGAAGCCGGCGCGGTAGTCGATCGCAGCCGCAATGTCGGCGCCGATCGCCGCGGCATAGGCCATCGCGCGCAGTTTCTGCGCGACGACGACCAGCGCGGTCGTGACAGCGAGCGTGTCGAGCCCAGGGCAGCCGAGGATCCGCGGCTTGATGCCGAGCTGGGCCTCGGCCGCAAGCAGCGCCTGCATGCCGGTCTTCATGCCGTTGACCGTTCCGCCGATCACCGCGGTGTTGGTCGCGGCAGTATCAGCGCCGGCAGCAACGCGCACGATGACGACGGGCGTGCGGACTTGGTCGGCAATGGCCTGCAGCGCGAGGCGCAGCGTGCCGCCCGTGCCGGCAATGCCGATCGCGGCATCGATATCGGTGACGAGCACCGGGCGATTGAGCGGGAAGGCGGCGTCGAGCGCCGCGGTTGCAGCACCCGCCGGCGCGGTGGCGGTCGCGACCATGCCGATCACGGCGGTGGCCGTCTCGACCAGTGCGCGCGCCCCTTCGGTGACTTCGGTGACGGTGATGCCGTGCTGATAGGCCATGCGAACAGATCCTTTTAGGCGAACGCCGGCAGCGCGCCGGCAAGCGGGATGGAGAGGCGGGTGCGCGCAGCGACCGCGGGAACGTCGGTGCGGCGGACGTCGAGGACGAGCGCGAAGCGCGCTGCGCCGACCTGCTGAATCGCGACGTTGGTCAGCACGATGCGCGGCTCCCAGCGCAGCAGCGCTAGCGCGGTCGCCGCGAGCAGACGCATGCGCCCCGCGGGGTTCATCGCCTGGTCGATCAAATCGGGGAGCAGCGAGCCGTATTCGCGCCGGCTGACGCGCGACCCGATCGGCGTCGAGAGGATGTCGGCGATCGACTGGCGCAGATGATCGAGTCCCTCGAGCGGCTTGCCGGTGACGGCGCTCATACCGATCATCGCGGCGGTCCCGATACGGCCCCGCCCGGGGTCACGCCGGTGTGAACATGCGACTTGAGGCTCTTGCCCCCGCCGATCACGTCGTCGCTGGCGGTCGCCTTGCCCGTGATCGTCACGTCGCCGGTAATCGCGACCGGCCCGGTGATGGTCACGCCGCCCGGCGCGTCGATGCGGACCTTGCCGCCCGCGGGCAGCTGCGCGACCAGCAAATGGGCATGCGCGTCATAGGACAGGATGGCGCCGTCGCCGAATTGGATCAGATCCAGATCCTCGGTCGAGGGCGCGGGCATTGCATCGGAGAACAGGCCGAGGACGGCGACGCCGCCATCGGTATCGCCTTCGGGGCAGAGCAGCAGGCACTGCTCGCCGATCGTCGGCGGTGACCAGGTGCGGGTGTTGCCCGCGCGCTGCACGATCCAGCAGATGTCGCCGGTAACGATTTCGCCGATCCGCACGCGGCACGTCGCATCGGCACGGTCGACGCTGTCGATGGTGCCGAGGCGGATGATGTTGCCGATAATGCGGCGGGGATCGGGAAGCGCGTTCATGACGCGGGACATTGGCGCTGCGGCTCGCGCCGCGCGCGGTGTGGCGGGTGTGGAATGCAATCCCACACCCGAAGACGTCAGGCAGCAGATCCCGCAGCCGGCTCCTCGTCCTTGATATCGGGTGACGGGTTCTCGAGCAGCCCGAGCCCCATCTTCACCGCAACCCCGCGTGCGACGTCGGCCACGCGGTCCTTGGTCGCTGCCGCATCATAGCTGCCGTCGTCGGCATGACAGGCGTTGACGCTGCGTTCGTGGATCAGCTCGCCTTCGGTGAAGGTCACGGGCACCACACGGGCAGCGCTGTCATATTTGCCGATTTTGATCTTCATGGTCGTTCCTCGTTGATGCGGCTCAGACGCCGCGGGTGTGCCAAAAGAATGTCGTGGCGACGGGATTACGGTTGCGCACCGTGAAGCTGTCGGGCGGCGCACCGTTGACCTGAACGACGCCGATCGAGGCCTCGTCCTGGGCGATGCTGCAGGAGCCGGTGGGCACGCACCAGGCGCTATGCGCGGCGGGCAGACCAATGACCGCTGACGAATTTGCGCCGACGAATGTCGACCCCCAGCATTCCTTGTAGCCGTCGGCATGGACGCGGTATCCGTTCGCGGCCGAGCTGAACGCCGTGACGCGCGAGAACTCGCTGGCGTGGCGGCCGTCGAGCAGATCGGCATCCATGCCCGACCCTGCGCCATCATTTGCGGCATGCCAGGCGGGCGCCCCGGCAATGAGCAGATCCCCGATCACCGCCCAGCCGGTCATCGAGCGCTCGGCCGAGAGGGTCAGGCGTGAGCCGGAGGCATAGCCGACGAAGCCGACCCGGTTGCCCGCCCCGTCATACAGGCCGACATAGCCCGGGTTGGTGTCGCCGGGCGCCTCGAGCTTCGCGCCGCCCCGGCCGGCGACATAGGCCGTGACCGGGCCTGGTGTTGAGATGGGGCCGGAGAAGGCCGCGCCAGACAGCAG